TGCGAACCAAGATTTAACATCACTTTTTAGGAAAACCACGTTTTTGTGGCGCCTTTTTGGACTTTATGCTCCTAACTTCTTTGTTTGTTAAAATTTTCTTAGATTTTGGGGTGATCTGCTTTTTACTAAAAGAATTTCCTCCTTTTTGCAATTCATTTTTTGCTGTCATTTGATTGACAACTCTTGAAACTTGCGAGCCAGCCTGAGCTAGCGGATGAGGTATCATTCCTAGCATTGGGGTTGCGAATGAAGTGATCTTATTCACTACATCCATAAACCAATCGCCTAAACCATTTTCTTTCACCATTACTCCCACTGGTAAGGAAGATAACGCTTCTGAATAAATAGCTAAAGCTACTGGATCATATGGGGCAGATTGCCTTGCCATTCTAGCTAAATCCCATGAGTTATGACTAGAAGGGGCTCTTTCAATGTACATTGTTAAATTTACAGTGATAGAAGCCTCAAAAGCTAAGCCTGTTAACATTACTCCACATTGCGAGTAAGGTAACAAGATATTTCTTGGAAATTTGTGTTGAGTACCTGAGGGTCCTGCTATTGCTTGTGTCACTTTCAACGTTCGTCTGTCTGCTCCGGATATATAATGTCCGGTCGACATAAATTGTTTGAAAGGATTTGCTGCATTACTCATAGGGCACACAATATAAGCACCTTCTTTTGCTTCCCACTGCCTTGTACCTAAAAAGGCCAAAGCTTGAGCAGGATTGCTTGGTGGATTGTTAAAACGAACAACTTCTCCTCCCTCTGCGAAATTACCATAAGGTACATTTGAGTCACAATAATTCATATACTGTGGCGTAGCTGATTCTGGAACACGATACACTGTACACAAACCTTGTTTATTCAACACGGCTGTGGTATCATGAACTTCAAAACCAATTCCAACCACTCTATATCCATCAGTTAACTCATCTGCTATACCTTCTAGATGTCCACAGAAGTTGTTTGTTGAAGTAGTGTTTATGAAGTCTAAAGCTAATGTTGGAGCATTACCAATAACTTCAATTGTTCCTATTGCACTATCTATAGTTCCGTTAATAGGCAACCAATTTCCGAAGTCACTCGGAATAGTTGTATTAACTGACAATGGAACCCTACCTAAAGTAGGAGTAAAACAAATATGACAATCCCAGTTACCAGCCGTTACTACGGGCGGGTGTTTAAAAGTTAAACTTTGCTTTAGTGGATAAGTTACCACAGCAAAATTACTATTATCTGGAAAAGATGGAGATTGAACTACATCATCCGTAAAAGGATCTAATGCTACACGTAACCATGCAGCTCCTTCCGGTGATATGTATCTTTCTCTTACTAATTTGTTTATAGCGTGTTCGCCTTTTGATATTTTACGATCTGTCATCATAATTTTATACCTCCTCCAACCTTTTAAAATTAATGACAACTAATTTGAAAAAAAATTAAACAAATTATTCAAATCGTTTTCATATTTCAGTTCTATCCCTGGAGCCCCTTCTAAACCGAGGTACCAAGATATAACGTCTAAATAGTTTGGTAAACCTGAACTAAGAATTTCTTTAGCGAAAGTTGTTGGTGGTGTGTTTATCAATATCTCAAGAAGAGATTCTCTAAACACCTCATAAACTTCTGCTCCGTTTCCGGCTGACATCATAGTTAAGGTAAATAATTTATTTACTTGACCTTCATCATCTAATTTTTCAATTTCTGATACAAAGGAGTTTGCTAGAACACCGAGTGAGTATTTTGGTACGTACCCAAATGGTGTTTTCTTAAACTCAAAGCCAAGAAAAGACATGTCTTGCACGTCTAAGGATTGTACAAAAGGATCTAATGCTATTCCATACAATGAAAAAACATATCGAAAACCTTTTTCAAAATCTTCTTGAGATATAGGAAAATTGTGAGCACCAACACAATCATCTCCAAAAAGAAATATAACATAATTTCTCAACCATGTTATATCTCCTTTTGAAATGTATAATATTGAGTGAAAAACACAAAATAACATAGCTAAGATGTTATCACAAGTAGTGTTACCACTACCTGAGTTGTTTCCTAAATCGGACTTCAT